TTGCCAGCCTCCCTGGTGAATCAGAAGCAGCCGATCAATCAGATCCTGGGGCGGATCTATGGTTCCAAAGGTCTCGTTGCTGTCTGGAAAATCATCCTCGCTCTCCATGATCAGAAACCGGGCGAGCGATCCATCCGCCACATTGGACGCCTGCAGGGCCTGCCAGAAATGCAAGGGTGTCGTGGTTCCATAAATGCAAGCGCAAGGCTGGTGGATGGCTCGATGCGCATTGTTGTTTTGGTTGCTGGCGTACTCGATGCCAAAGTACGTAGTGCCTGCGGTGGTGTACAGCTCAGTTAACAAGTCCAAGATCTCGCACACATAACGCGGCGAGCGCTTGCGGTCCGCGGCAGCCGACAGGAACATCCCGAACTCATCCAGTTGAAAAAGGATGGCGGGCTGTCGCTGGATCGCGGTCAACAGCCCAGACCCGGAAGCGATCTTGTTGCCACCAAGATACTGAAGCAGGCCCGCCTTGCGGAAAAGCTCGTTGATCACCACCCGGCTGTGATTCTTGCCCGCACCACTTTCTGCAATACCGACCACATACAGATTGGAGCGCGTATTGCTCTCAGTGCGGTACTTGCGACCCATCAGGGCGCCGACCGCGCACAGACTGGCACCCAGTGCCAGCACAGGTTGAGGGCGTTTGGCAGTCATAGCCATCAAAGCCATCATGTCGGCAATTACCCCACCCACCTGGCTCCATCCCTGGGGCAATGGTTTGGGCGGTGGGATCACCACAGGAGCGTTGGCATCCAGAACAATCGGGTCAGCGGGCTGCAATGCCTGGAGTAACTGGCGCGCGGGGTGATGGCCATTCACTTCAATTTCGCCGTTGAGTTGCAGATCCGGTTCTGGCGTCCAGCCGCTGTCAATGGCCAACTTGTAAATGGTTCCGGCCCCAATGCGTTGTGGCGCGAAGCTTTGCCAACCTTTCGCAGTGGTTTTCTCGTTGTTCTTGCGCGAACTCGCAGACCACTTTTCAAAGAGAGGCCAGCCGAGAGCACCCAGTGCACCCTTGATCGCCATCCCAACGCGAACCCAACTGTCGTAGTCGAGGTCGGCGTTCACGATATGGGCCAGTGCTGCAGCGATCGCGTCTTGCGTTCCCCGCTTGTCAGGCTGCGTCACGACCGCGGAAGCTGGTTGTAGTCCAACGCCAAGGGTCTTTGGCCGCATCGCCTCTGGCACCAATGCATAGGCAGCCTGAGCAAACTCCCGGGCCTTCTCCTGGGTGATGATGGGCAACTCATCGAGCTTGAGGTCCGCCAGGGTGTGGTCGGGCCAGTCGTAGGGTTTGCCGGTGTCGGGGTGGATGCCATAGGCGATGAACTGCTGACCCAGGCCCAACACTTCAATGGGTGGGTACTTGAAACCACCAAATGGCTGGTCTGCGCGGTACACCAGTAGGCGCTTGGGCGCATGTCCGATGCGGATTGCTGGGGTATCACCTAGCATCCGACGGGCGAGCCCCTCGATCTGCTCTGCCACTTCCTTGGACTGCAGCACATCAATATCAATGCCGATGACCCGGCCTGCAGCTATCCCAACACCTGCTTCCGGCCAGTCTCCCCAGATGTCGACCTCGTTTTCGGTGGTGTCGCGCTCACAGTGGCGGCTCCATTTTGGATAGTCATGCCAGGCACCCAAGCGGTACATTCCCGGCTTTTTGCTGGCAGGCTGGATTGGCAGGATGGCATAGCCGCGGTCAACAAGGGTGGCGCCCAGGCGCGCCATGTAATTGGTGGGGTTCATTCAAACTTTCAAAACGGAGGATCGTCTGCATAAGCAGCGCTCAGAAAATCCTGAAAAGCGGTGACCGTGACGTCGATCAGCGTCGACCACTCTTCCTGGGACCAAGTAGCCAGATCGGTCTTGGCAATGGACCCGACATACGCGCCTGCTGAGTTGCTGGCGGCGGCGAGCGCGTTGACTTCATGTTTATTGGGGTCAATCATTCCCTTCAACCTTCCTGCAATGTGTTGGCAGCGTCTGGAACACAACTTGACGGGAGGCGCCACGTCGCGGTTGAGCTTGGGGCCAGCAAAGATATAGCCCCTGGCATCTCGGCGACAGATGGCACACATCACGAGAAGCGCGCTCCCACCACTTCCGTGTAACGGCCAGAGGGACGCACTGCGATATGGGCGGGACATTTCAGATTGGATGACACCGCCAGGGCCTCATTGACACCCTTGGGCAGCGGCAGCCCGGGAGCACGGTTGGCCCACCAGGTCGCGGCCTTCTGTCGGGGATAGCCCTGGTGCTCGATACAGACCCATTCACTGTGAGAACTCAGCCCACTCCAGTAATCCACACGCATTGACGGCGGTTTGCCAGGCTTGTCATGGCGCGCGTAGCTGACGCGTGTGACCGGAAGCCACTGCGGTGGACCACCGGAGAGGATGTCCAATTCGCTGGCACGGGCCTCGAGCTTGACCTGAGGCTCCGGAAAAATATGCCCACAGTCAGGACAAACCCGCGCCGCTGCATGCACGATGCTGTCGCACTCTGGGCAGGGCTTGACCGGGGCCGTTCCGTCCTCGCCGGATTTGGGTGTCTTCGGCTTGATGGCATCAATCGGACCGTGGCGAGCAATGTTTCCGGCGAAATCAAGGACCAGGCAATCGGTCTTACCCGGTGCCAGACGGCAACCACGGCCCACAATCTGCACGTACAAACCCGCTGATTTGGTGGGTCGCAGCATGGCGATCAAGTCCACAGCCGGAGCGTTGAAACCCGTGGTCAGCACGTTGGCGTTGGTCAGACACTGGATGCGACCCTGCTTGAAGTCGTTGATGATGGCCTCGCGCTGGGCGCTGGGCGTATCTCCCACGATGGTCTCGCAGGTCACGCCATGTGCACGCACTGCATCGCGCACGTGGTACGCATGGTCAACACCCGCGCAAAATATCAGCCAACTCTTGCGATTGGCCCCGTAGGTGACGATCTCGTTGACGGCACTCTGGGTAATGGCGTCCTTGTCGATGGCCGCCTCCAAGTCTTTGGCGATGAACTCGCCGCCACGGGTTCCCACGCCACTGACGTCCAGTTGGGTCGCCATGCGCTTCGAAGTCACCGGTGAGAGGTACTTCAGATCGATCAATTCACGGACTGATACCTCATAGGCGATGTCGGTAAAGATGGATCCCTCGCCCTGGTGCAACATGCCTGAGTCAAGGCGGTAAGGAGTTGCAGTCAGTCCAATGACCTTGAGCATCGGGTTCAAGCGCTTCAAGCCATCCAGAAATTGGCGGTACATGGTGTTGGACGTGCGCGGTATTAAATGCGCCTCATCAATTAGCACCAGATCGCACTGCTGCACGTCATAGACCTTGCGATGGATGGACTGGATTCCAGCAAAGAGGATCTGTGCGCGGATCTCGCGCTTTTTGAGTCCAGCCGAGTAAATGCCCGCCGGGGCCTGAGGCCACAGCTTCATCAGTTCCGCATAGTTTTGCTCGATCAGCTCGCGTACGTGGGTCACGATCAGAATGCGTTGGTCAGGAAACGCTTTGAGCACACCCTCAACAAAGCTTGCTGCCACCAGGGATTTGCCTCCGGCTGTCGGGATCACCACCAGCGGGTTACCGGTGTCATCCTGGAAGTAGTTGTAGATGCCCTGAATAGCTGCACTTTGGTAGGGACGCAAAGAATGGGTCATGGTTTCACCTCGTTGTAAAAGTTCGTCTGCTTGTTCAACCCGGCGTCGCGCCAGCGCCCGCCAGGAAATTGGTAATCCACCCAGTCCGCACCGGCGTCCACCTGCTCGGCTGGCACCAGGGGCGGCAGGTACAGGTGGAACTCACATGCCAGTCGCTGGTCGGCTTCGCTCAAGGGCTTGTGGTGCCGCTCGCACTGCCAGCCACCGTCAACAGGCGTCGAGTGCAGGCAGGTACGGCAGTTGACCGCCGCGGCATTCGTTCCATCCGGCCCCGCATGACAGAGCCCGGCGTGATCGCACATGCGGCACTGGTACCAAGTTGCGTCCTCACTGATCCGCGGTGGCGCTGTGACTGCGCTGATGACGCGCTGGGCCTTGTCCAACAGCTTCTGTGCAAATTCGTTGTCATGCTCGATGCGCTCGACATGCAAATCGTCGGTGTCCTTGTTGACTGCCAGGTACAACGCGCGGGTCATGCCCGTCAAATGCATGTAGATCTGCATCTGCGCAAAATGCTGAGGCTTGCTGTCGCGTACCTTTTTGGCCACCAGGTCGGCAAAGCTCTTGCTGGAATGGGTCTTGAACTCCAGCACGTGCCAGGTTTTAGGGGCCTCAAGCAAATTGATGGCAGCGCCGTCAAGGGAACCACCAAGGTGCCCCCCATGGGCTTGAACCCGAAACTGGCGGCCCGTCTGAGGATCTACCTCCAATACGGTGGCGCCTGTCTTGCGCAGATTGGCCACCAAGCGTGTTTCTTCCAACTGGCCAGTCTCGAATAGCCGAAGCAGGCGTCCGGGGTGCTTGCTGACCGTGGTCCAGCGGAACACGTACCAAAGCGCGCGCTCGCATTCGTGACCAATGAGGGATGCTCCCAGATGGCTTCGAAAGCCGCTGCCTGACTCCGCCTCGTACGCCGCAAATATGGCGTCACGGGTCGGACTGCTGATGGACGGGAGTTCAGCCATGGTTGCCCCCCTTGGTGTCATGCAGTTCCCGGGCGCGCTGAAGTACCCCAGCCCATTG